TTTGAAAAGAAAGTGTGTCAAATAAGTGTGTCAAGAAGACACATGAACACACAAATGTAAAAAAGTCAAGGAGGATTATATATGGAAGAAGAAATGTTGAAAGAAATATGCAAAAAATATTGCAAAAAAGAAAGATTTATTTTATTATTATATAAGATTGCAAAAACAAATAATGTTAATAATATAGAAGAAAGTATAGAAACATTTTTGAAAAGAAAGTGTGTCAAATAAGTGTGTCAAGAAGACACATGAACACACAAAGAAATAATAAAATAACGTAATATAGGAGCTACGGAAAACAGATTCGTAACCTGTAGGTCGGGAGTTCGATTCTCCCCAGCAGCTCCAAAACAAAAACCGCCATTTTAATACATTTGGCGGTTTTTATACTTAAAAATTATTATTAAATTATATAACATATATAACAATTTTAACATATTTAGTGTGTCAAATAGGTGTGTCAAATTTAACCTAAAAATTGATTCACTTTTTCAACAGCCTGTTGGTTGTCTTGCGAATCTAAATGTGTATATATATCTAACAATACTCGAATATCTTTATGTCCAGTCCAAAGTTGTGCTTGCTTGGCATCAATTCCAGCTTTATACAGAATGCAAGCAAAAGTATGACGAAGTTGGTGTAAAGTAAATGTAATTTTATCTTCTTCCTTTTCTAAGTCTTTGTTTAATAAGTGTAAAACATTATCTAATTTTCTTCTAATTGAAGTTTGACTCATAATTTTATTATGCTTACTAGGGAATACATAATTATCATCCTTATTGGTTTCCTTCATTTCTGCAAGTCTACCATATATAATATTAAAAATCGGAACTTTTCTATTTTCGTGATTTTTAGTATCTTTAATCTCTGGTTGATTTGTAGCAATATAAACAGCTTTGTTGACATTAATAATTTTATTAGTGATGTCAATATCTTTATATTTTAATGGTATAATTTCTCCTCTACGAAGACCAGTATATATTAGAAATAAAACCATAAAAGCATTATCATTGGTTTTAGCAAGTTCTTTTATTTTATCTATAGTTTCGATTGTTAATGGAACTTTTTCTGTTTTTGCTCGCTTTTGGGGTGTAATCCCAATAGCAACATTTTTATATATGTAATCATTTTCCACAGCTTTATTTAACATAGATTTTATAAGTATTAATGTATCTGTTATTGTTTTTGTCAATTTTTTTTCTTCAAGTGTATTAACTAAATTGACGATGTCACTTTGCTTTAATTTTTTTAATTTAATATTTCCTATATTAGGTTTAATGTACAATCTGATAATATCAGAATACATTTTATATGTACCCTTTGTTACATTTTTCTTATATGTTTTTAAATATTCGTCTGCCCATGTTGAAACTGTAATTGTTTCGTTTTCAAGTTCAATACCTTTATTATCTAAGTGTTTATATTCAATATATTGTTTTTCTAAATCCTTAACATTGTCGGAATAAAGTGTTTTTAATTTTCCATTAACGGAAACTCTTTTCATTAGTCTGCCATCAGATCTTTTTGTATAAGTAAAAGCCATAAGTTACCTCCTAAAAATAAGAATTTTCTTTGTAATAATTATAAGCAAATGCAACTGTATCCTCAGATAAGCTTAGATAATCAGCGATTTCATATATATTTCTTAATCCCTTTTTAAAAGCTTCTTTTAAATCGTTTACAGAAACTAATACAGTACATTTCCATTTATTAGCTCTATATTCTTTTTGTGCAATTGAAGACAGGGAAGAAGAGCTATTATAAAAAGCATTACAATAGTAATGTCCTAGTTCCTCTGCTAGAAGTTCTTTCTCTTCTGTAATGCTTTCTATTTTCGAATAATTTAATCCAATATAATATTCTTTATCTATTTGTTCTATAATTGCTTTATTTTTCATTTTGAAGTCTTCTATAGATATATTTTCTCTTTTTACTATGTCATACAATTTATTTAATTCCATATATTTTCCTCCAAATTTAATGTGTTTTTATAGAAATTATGATATAATTCACGTAGAGGTGATTGTAATGTTTTTAATTTATATTTTAATTATATTGTTGTGTTGCTACATAACTTATAAAATTACTTGCTATCAAATAATTAAGTTAAATGATATAAACTTAAAAGGTTTTGAAACACAATGCGATTATATTGGAAAGTCTTTTGATGAAATATCTAAAATAAAACAAGATATTGACAAAATTAAGAAAGACTTACATCAATAAAATTTTTACCAAAACTTGTAAATAATAATAATCCTTTTTTTGGCTCTATGTGTTTATTTGGTTTATTTGAATATTGAATGAACTTAGAAATCTTTTTTAAATTTTCAAATGATTTATTATAACTTGTTGCATTTTGAAAAAAAGTCTCGTAGTCAACTTCTAGTATTTGCAATCTAGTAAGATTGTCTAGTACTATTTGTGGAATTTCTAGGTAGTTTCCATCAGATAAGCAAATAAAACTAGGACTTATATAATTAAAAGAACTATTCTCGTTACTTACTAATTTCAATTTAATTATTGGTAATTCATCTATTAAATTATTAGACTTTAAGTTAGTTATAAATTTAGCATCATCTTTGCTTAGTTGTTTAACTATTTCAATATATGAAGGGAGAACTTTATTTTGTGTTCTATCATCCATATCAGACATTAAAATATTAGTAAACATTTCTTTTATATATTCTTCATCTAAATTATATTTCAATCCATCAATGGTAGGTCCCAAAATATTAACCCTTGGACTTACTAAATTCTCTGCAGGGATTGTTTTAACTTTATTTTGTAATTCAATAGCATAATTTTCTAATTTATTATTTGCATATAAATTATATTTTTGCATAGGGTATAAGACAGTATTATGGAAAAAGTCCATTAATGTTGTAAAAATTTTACTACTACTTTTTAATGGTTTAGAAATTCCATCAGTATATGCGTCTTCTACTGTTTTTGTGAAATCAACATTTATGTCCATTTGAGGTAAATTATTATCGTTCATTATTAATCTCCTTTGTATTTTTAATTATTTATTGTCTTTTTTTCCGTATTTTATTTGCTTATAGAATCTTATTGCATCAGCAATTTCTTCATCTGTTAAGCCTTCTGCGTCTTTGTGGTATGCAAAATCAAATTCTTTTTTTATTTCTGCATCAGATTTTCTTATGTCAGATTTTCCTAGCAAATAATCAGTAGATACTCCGAAAAAATCGGCTAATTTTATAGTTATTTCGTTATTAGGCTCTCTTTTGTTAGTTTCATACATTCCAATGCTACTAGGAGAAATATTTAATTTTTTTGCAAGCTCCTCTTGTTTTAAACCAAGTTCTTCTCTTAATATTTTTATTCTATTACCAATCATTAAAACACCTCCTAACAAATAAAGTATACCACACAAAATGTGAAAAGTAAACATAAAACACAAAATGTGAAAAAATATAAAAAAAATAAAAAAAAGGTATTGACAAATCACAAAATGTGAAATAAAATAAAATCACAAAATGTGAAGGAGGTGTGAGAAAGTGGAACAGTTAAAAGAATTTAGACTTTCATTAGGCCTTACAATCACAGAATTTTCAACAAGTATAAGAGTTTCAAAGTCTCTATACGAGAAAATTGAATATGGTGTAAGGAAACCTAGCAGAGGATTTATAACTAAATTAAAAAAAGCATACCCACAATTCGATACAAATATTTTTTTTAATTAATAAAATCACAAAATGTGAAAAAATAAGTGAGGAAAAATGAGGTGATTTAAATGGCTACAAATATGTTAAGCAAAAAAAGAACAAAGTATGTAACTGCTAAAGAATTAGCAGAAGAGCTAAGTACAACAACAATGCAAATATATAGAATATTTAAAAGGCAAGAAATGCAAGGTGTTCTAATAAAAATAGGTGAAAAATCGATGAGAGCTGATAAAGATCAGTTTTATGAAATATTAAAGCAAATATACAGATAAGGATGTTTAATTCAAAAATTTAATTCTAAAAAAATTCACGTAAATTTGCACGAAAGAATTAAGAAAAAAAACGAAAGAAGGTGAGAAGATGGAAATAAAATGCACGGTAGAAGAGCTAAAAGAATTATTAAATAATAAAACACCAGTTGCTGGAACAACTGATGTAAAAATAACAGCCAATATTATTTCTGATGGAAATTTAGGCTATCACTAGAAAGTATTATTTTTTTACAATCGGAACAACCGTAAGCATCTACAGGCAATCCTGATGTTGCTAAAAATGCATTTGAAGATAAATCAACTTGAGTTAATACATATTTAACATTAGGAGAACCGGTTTCAATTTTTCCGAAATGTAAACTTCCACAATAAGGACATTGATTTGACAATATAATCACCTCCAATCCGAGGTAATTATATAAATAAAAAAAATAAATGTAAAGGAGATGAAAAAAATATGAGTTTAGCAGAGGCAAAACAAGTTTTAGGAACATTAATATTAGGAAGTGCAGTAATAGCTATAGCATTGTTATACATAGCATACAAATTTGCAGAAATAAGCTATAAGAAAGCACACAAAGCAAAGAAAATAAAGAAAGTACATAAGGCACAAAGAAATGTGAATGTGATATTTAACATAGACAGTAAAGGCAAGACATTACAGGAAGTACAAGCAGAGCAAAGACAAATGAAAAGATTGTTAGGAGGTGTTTAAATGAAAGATTTAATAGAACAAATCTTAAAAATGGCGAGAAGTGAGCAAAAACAGCATGAGATGATGAGAGATGTTGTAACTAAAGAAAGCAAATTAAAATATTTAAGCGAAAATGCAAGACAGTTAAACGAAATTCTTTTAGTAGATACTTTAAAAGATTTAACAGTAGAAGAAAAGTACGAAACTGCACTTGATATAGCAAGATACTATGTGCAACACATAGAAGACAAAATAATAGAACTAGACGCGCCTGATAAACATATCTAGTTCAAAAAAAATACTAATAAATAAGCATTCTCTAAAATTATATTAACATAATTTTAGAGAAAATGCAAGAGGAGAATTTATGGAAGAAATGGATAAAAAAATTTTAATACACGATATAAACAGATTACAAGAATGTGTAATGTACTTAATAGAAGCAAAGGAAGCTTTAAATGATGTGGATGATACAGATAATTTTTATTCCCAAATACATTATTTAGCAGAGGAAATAAACGACTTTAAATTGAAGAAGGAGGCTAAAATTTAATGGAAGTTAAAGAATTAAGTCAGGAAGAATTTAACAGAAGATATGCAGAATTGCTTATAGAGATAGACAATAACTATAAAGTAAAAAAAGAGTTTGAAGAAGAATTAAAAAGAAGATTAAGAGAAGGAAAATTAAAATAAATGATTTGTAAAAATGTAAGAAAGAGGTTAAGAAATAATGGATTATTTAGATTTAATTGATATTTACGGATTAGATTCCGATGAGTTTTATGAATTTTATAGATAGAAAGGTAATAGGTGATTAATATGGCTATGATAGCAAGAGATAATGCGGGAGCAAGTATAGAAAAATTAGAAAATGGAGTTTATACAGCAATAAGCAGCATGATGATTGATTTAGGAAAACAAACAAGCGAGAAGTTTGGAAAAACACAAAGAAAATTTATGATGATATGGACAATATTAGGTGAAGAAGTAGAAATAAATGGGCAAAAAATGCCACGAACAATTAGCAAGGAATACGGATATAGCTTAGGAGAGAAAAGTAATCTTAGGAAGGACTTACAAGCTTGGAGAGGGGTACCTTTTACATCAGAAGAATTACAAGGATTTAATTTATTAAATATCTTAAATAAACCTTGTCAGTTGCAGATTATAAAAGAAGAGAAAAATGGTAATACATACAATAACATTACTTCAATTATGTCTTTACCGAAAGGTACAACTATTGAACTATTGAAAGATACATGTCATTTTGATTTAGAAAATGCAGAAACATGGAAAAATTATGACAAAGTACCTAGTTGGATACAAGAAAAAATAAAAAAAGCAGAAAATTTTGAGGAAACTGGGTTTGACAAGTTTGTGGCAGAATATGAAGAAATAAAAAAAGAGCAAGAAGGAAAACAACAAGATAGTAATGATTCAGAAATAAAAGATGACCTTCCATTCTAATAATGGAGGTTTGATATGTGGCAAGATATAGAAAATACAATAAATGATTTGCAAGTAACATTGAGTGAATATAAGAAGTATCAAAAAGATTATGCAAAAAAAGAAAGAGATTATAGAGTAGCATTAAGTCAAAGGCTAATTGAATTAAGAGCACAAGGACAAGCAGTAACACATTTAGCAGATATAGCAAAAGGTATGCCAGACATCGCAGACTTGAGATTTAAGAGAGATATTGCAGAAGGATTGGTAAGAAGTGCAGAAGAAGGAATAAACTTCTATAAACTCAAGATAAGAGAAATGGAAAGTCAATATAACAAGGAATGGGGGCAAACGAAATATGGCTAAATCAATTTTGCAAAATAAAAAAGAAAGCTATTTAACAGGAGTTACATACGAGTTAGAAGAACATCATATTTTCTTTGGGACAGCAAATAGAAAAATAAGTGAAAAAGAAGGCTTTAAAGTCTGGCTAACACCAGTAGAACATAGAGGAACGCATGGTGTGCATGGAAAATATGGACATAGATTAGATCTTATGTTAAAGCAAGAAGCACAAAAAGAATATGAGAAGACACATACAAGACAAGACTTTATAAATCTTATTGGAAAAAATTATTTAGATAACTAGAGCTTGGCTCTAGTTATCAGAAAGGAGAACTAAAGATGTGGCTAGAAAAAGAATGATTGACCCTAATTTTTGGACCGACGAAAAACTAGGAGAATGTACAATACAAGAGAGAATGTTATTTATGGGCTTAATTAGTAACGCAGATGATGAAGGATATGGCAGAGCAAATCCGAAGCTATTAAAGTCTTTGATATTTCCATATGACGACTTCCGAGCTTCCGATTTAGAAAAATGGCTTTCCCACTTAGGCGGATTAAATATAGTAGTTTTGTTTAAACATGATGGACAGACCTACTACAATCTCCCTAATTTTCTAAAACATCAAACCATTAACAAGCCTACAAAATCAACATTCCCACATATTGATGATAAAGGTATAGAACTACTACGGTAACACTACGGTAGTACTACCGCCTAATAGAAAAGAAGATAATAGAAAAGAAGATAATAGAAAAGAAATAGAAGAAAAAAGAAATGTGATAGTCGAAATTTATAACTCCACATGTACAAATCTTCCTCAAATAAAAAAATTAACTGATACAAGAAATAAAGCTATAGATAAATTCCTTAAAGACTTTACAGAGGAACAATTTAAGCAAATATGTAATATAGCAAATAACTCTAGTTTTTTAACAGGTAATAATGACAGAGGCTGGAAAGCAGATTTTGATTTTGTAATGAGGATTGATAAAGCAACTGCAATACTAGAAGGAAAATATAATTCTATAAAAACTAAAGAAGGAGGAACTAATGGAACAGATAAAGCAAATAATAGCAAATATTCAAGCATCAATCTTGCAGCAAACCTTGCAAAGTCAGAAAGAAAAATCGATGATACAGGACTTATATGAATGTGCTAAATGCAAAGATACAGAAATGATTTTTGATATAGAAACACAAACAGCAAGGGCATGTGAATGTGCAGAGAGAAAGAGATACAAAAGAATATTAGAACATTCTGGAATAGCAGAACAATTCCAAAAAATAGGCTTTAGAGAATTTAAAACAATTACTAAATTTCAAGAAGAAGCCAAAAATATAGCTGTAAGCTATGTAAAGAGTTTTGAAGAAATCGAAAAAGAGCGAAATAATAGTATAGCATTTTTAGGTAATTGTGGAAGTGGAAAAACACATTTAAGCATAGCAATAGCAAATAATCTAATGACTAAAAATATAGGAGTACTATATATGCCATACCGCGAGGCTGTAACGAAAATAAAACAAGTAATAACAGATGATATTCAATATAACAAACTATTAAATCAATACAAAACAGCTAGAGTATTGCTAATAGATGATTTTGCAAAAGGTAAAACAACTGAATCTGATATAAACATAATGTTTGAAATAATAAATTATAGATACCTAAACAATAAACCAATTATATTAAGTTCTGAATTAATACAAGATAGATTATTAGATTTTGATGAAGCTATAGGAAGTAGAATTATAGAAATGTGTAAAGGTAGAATAATAGAAGCTCGAGGGATTGAGAACAATTATAGATTAAAAGGAGAGTGATAACAAATGAATGAAATAACAAGAGAAACTAGAAGAGAAAGCTTTATAAAAGTGAATATAACCAAGAGAGAGGCACAAGTACTAGAAATATTAAAAGATGGAATAGAAAGGACCGCAAGAGAGATAGCAGAGGAGATGTATTTAGCAGGTTACACAAATACACCAGACAGAAACAATGCAAGCCCGAGATTGACGGATTTATTAACTAAAAGATATGTAATTATAGTAGGTAAAACAATAGATAGTGTAACAAATAAAAGTGTTGCAATATATAGAATTGCAAGTTAGAAAGGAGAAAAAATTGAATAATGATAATAAAAATACCGCTTATGTGCAGATCAAAAAAGAACAGTCAACAAATTTTAGTAAATAAACGAACTGGAAAATTGTTCATAAGCCAGTCAGAAATATATAAAAATTTCGAGCGAGAATGTGGCAAATTTTTAATTAAATATAAAAACAATATAACTTATCCAGTAAATTTAAAATGTACGTTCTATGTTTCAAATAAACGAAAAAGAGATTTAACAAATTTAGAGAATGCAATAGCAGACATATTGGTTAAATACAAGGTATTAGAAGACGATAATTACAACATTTTGCAAAGCTGGGACGGAAGTAGAATAATTTATGAAAAAGGTAGAGAAGAAACCATAATAGAAATTACAAAGGTTTAAAAGGAGTGATTAAATGAAAAATTGGAGTGGAAATAGTAAATCAATATATGTAACGATGGGAGCTAGTAATCATACTAACAAAGAGAGAGAAAAAGATGATTATTATGCAACAGATCCGAATGCACTAAGAATATTTTTAGACAAATTAGAAAACGATGGAATTGTATTACATAAAGACATATGGGAGTGTGCTTGTGGTGAAGGGCATCTAAGCAAAGTACTAAAAAGCAAAAATTATAATGTATACAGTACAGATTTAGTTAATAGAGGTTACGAGGATGAAAAAATGGATTTCCTAAAAGTAAATACAACTGAAATAGATGCAGATATACTAACAAATCCACCATATAAGTTTGCAAAAGAGTTTGTTAAAAAAGCTTTAGAAATACAAAAAGATGGATATTACACTATAATGTTTTTAAAAATACAATTCCTTGAAGGACAAGCTAGACAAGAACTATTTAAAAAATATCCGCCTAAATTTGTATACGTAAATAGTAAAAGACAATTATGTGCGATGAATGGAAAATTTGAAAAATATAAAGCAACAGCAATTTGTTATTGTTGGTTTGTATGGCAAAAAGGATATACAGGCGAAAGCATAGTGAGATGGATATAAAAGAGGTGATTAAATGAAATACATATATTTTATAGCATATCTTCAAAAAAGAGGATACGATGAAGGAACAGGAAGTATAGAAGTAACTAGGAATAAAAAAATTGAAAGTATTGAAGAATTGCGAGAACTTGAAAAGTTTATAAAAAAAGAATGTAACCTAAATAAAGTATTAATAATTAATTATAAATTACTACGTAAAGAAGAAGGAGAAGAATGAATTAAACATATTATGTAATAGTAAATTTAACAAATCTATGCTATACGAAGGATGAGCAAGATGAGCAAAGCATTATAAATTAGGAAAGGGGAAAAATAAAAATGAATGATTTTAAAACAATATTAAAATTAATAGTAAAACTACTAGCAATAGCATTTAGTGCACTAGTATTTGGTTGGTTTATAGGTACTATAGTAGTTTTAAAAATGAGTTGTGGTGGATAAGAGAGGGGGAAAACAAGACATGAAAATATATTATGGAAGTAAAGCAAACGGAAAAACAATGAAAGCAATCCAGTTATCAGTAGAAAAACAAATGCCAATAGTTTGCATTAATTACAAACATAAAAAAGATATAGAGCACAAAGCTTACCAAATTGGAATAAAAGAGAAAATGCCAGAACCTATAGTGGCAACAGAAACAAGAAAAAAAGTAATTGGCAATAGAAAGGGACTAATAATCGATGATTTAGATATTTTATTAAGACTTATATTTGATGATAATGTTTACTATGCTACTATAGAAGATTGTGAGCCAAAAAAGCTTGAAAGGAGTGATACATATGAAAACAGCTGATGAGATGCTTGAAGAATTAGGATATAAAAAGAAAAATTTAGATATTATATTTTCAAGATTTTGGGAAGAATGGGAAAATGAAGATTTAGCGAAAACATTTTCATTTAATACAAAATATGAAACAATAGATATTATAGATGAAAATAGATATAGAGTAACAATGCAAGAACTACAAGCAATAAATAAGAAATGTCAAGAATTGGGGTGGCTAGATTGAAAATAATAAAACACGGAAATAAATATTCTAAAAATAAAATAGCAATTTGTCCGTTATGTGGTTGTGAATTTGAATATAATAACAATAATACTGAAATAGAAAAAACATTTTGCTTTACAACATTCTTACCCACATATAAAACTTATATTAAATGTCCTGAATGTGATAAAGAAATATGTTTAGGAATTGTTAATTAGGAGGTGATTTAAATGAAAGAAAATAGTATAGAAGGAAATATTGAAATATTAATAAAAAAAATAAATAAAGAGTTGGATTTTCTTATAAAAAATGCTAATAAAACAGAACAATTAACTGCAACAAGCATTATAGCGATGAAAGAACCTATAATATTATTATTTTTAAGTGTTTTACCAAATTACCAAAAAGTATTAAAAGAAAATGAAGAGAAAAACAAAATAATAGACTTAATGGAAAATTATATGGTTGAAAATGGTTGGGAAATTTGTTTTGATAATATCTATGCTGAATTAAATAATTGTAATGGAATGGAAAGAGATTGGAGCAGAGGCGATGAATTAGAGAAACAAGATATACATATATTTTTTTGCAAGAAATTTCTAGAAAGTGAGGAATAAGTATGAATAAATTTAAAGTAGGACAAAGAGTTAAGATAATTAGAACAGGGAAAATCGGAAAAATAGCAGAAGTAGACAACGAAGATTTTGATAAGGAGGGCAGGTCTAATAATTGCTATGGAGTTAGATATAAAGGATGGAGATATTCGTATTGGTTTACAGTTCATGATTTAGAGGAAGTAAAAGACATATTAACAGCAAAAGAAAAAGAGTATTTAAGCAATATTATAAAACCATTTAGAAACAAAGTTGAAAATATTGAAAAGTTTGATTGTGGTTTCGATATGGAAGGTATAGTAATTTACATCAAAGACTTTGCTATAATAAATTTACCAAATTTTAAAAAGAACACAATGTATCAGAATATGAAACTTGACAAAAAGTATACTTTAGAAGAATTAGGATTATAAAAATTAATAGATCGTAAAAAAGGGAAATAAGAAAAAATGGAACAGAAAGAAATTAATAATATTAAAGAGCCATATATAAATAGCGAAACAGGAATAGCATTAGGGAACTGGATAAAAGATACAATAGAGAATTGGGTTAAACGAAATCCAGATAAAATATTAGAAAATGCGCTAAATGAGTTAATACAACAACAAACAAAATTTTTAAAAAAATTAGGAGGTACATATAATTGAAGTTAAGTAAAGAAGCAAAGAGAAATACAATTGCGGATTTAAGAAAATATCCAGATTGGATTGTTAGAATTGAATGTGAAGGTCTGGGAGGAGAACCGGTCACAATTGGTGGTTTTTGGGAAGAAAATTTTACAGCTCAGCAAAACAGCTGGAGACAATCTGTAATAGAAAACGCAATGATTTACGATGAAGAAGTAAGAAAAAAAATTTTTGCAATAGAAAGAGTTTTTGGAAGATTGCAAGGAGATATGAAAAGTATAATAAGATTAAGATATTTGCTACCAGGAAACAATACCAACGATGTACGAAATTTATTAAACATATCCAAAGCCACATATTTTAGGTTACAATATAGTGCATTAATAAGTTTTGCAAGAGCTTTGGGATACGTAAAATAAAATTGAGACTTTTTAAGGAAAAAATTGAGAGTTTTTTGAGATTTTTTAGTGGATTTTTTAGGATTGTCAAGTTATAATAACAGTAGATTTAAAAGTGTGTCTAAAAAAAGAAAAGTTAAATAATTAATCCAATATATTTTTAAATTAATCAGCCTTAATTGCTTTTACAAGAGTAATTAAGGTCTTTTTTTGCCAATAAAAGTGAGGGGGATAATTATGAATAAACAAAATCTTTTTAAAAAATACAAAACAGAAATATGTAAATATTGTGCAAATAAAAATGAAAATGATTGCAATATACATATAACTGTAGATTTATCTGTAAAATGTTGTAATTACATAAAAGATAAAACAAAGTTTAAAAAAAGGCCAAAATTAACAGAGTGGTAGAGGGAGATTTAGTATGTGTGCAAGAAAGTTAGTCTATAACGATAAGTTAGCAATAGAACAGTACACTGCACGAGAAAAAGCAGAGCATAAAGAAAGATTAGACAGTATAAAAGAACAGTTACCTACAAGTTGTAGAAATTGTTCTTTTTTAATTATAACAAGCCTAAAAGAACAAAAAGTTTATTGTCCATACTTAATAAAGAACAAATGTTTGCGGGGGAGGTAATATATTATGTATCTAAAAGTAAAATCAAAGAAGGAAAAGAATCTTATACAGAAAATTTCTAAAGAAAAAAATGAACTAGTAATAAAGGTATTAAATAAAAAAGGTTATACATGTAATAATACAATAGAAAGTCAAAAAGAAATAAGCAAAAAGTTAAATTTAGAGCAGAGAAAAGTAATATTAGAAAATCAGAATGAGAAATTATCTAAAATAGGAAGTTATTATATCTGGGAAGCAGATGTAACAATAAAAATAGTAGATGTGGTAACAGGAAAGGAAGTGTAAGATAATGTGGAATATATTTCTGGGAATAATATTAAGTTGTTTAGGAGCATTAGCAATAGCATTTACTCTTTTTATTTTTGTTACAATAATAGATGTAATGATAAAACAATTTAAAAGAAAATAATTTTAATAAATTTTAATTAGGAAGGGGTGAACCAAGTGTTAAGTGAAAAACAAATGCAATGTATAAACTTAATGGTTATAGAAAATAAAACACAAAAACAAATAGCAAAAGAATTAAAAATAACAGAACAGACAATATGCAACTGGAAAAAAGATAAAGAATTTAAAAATGAAATAGAGAAAAATATAAAAGAAAATTTTGGTTCACTTGCAGTAGAAGCACAAAAGGAACTGAAGAAACTATTAAAATCAAATAACGAATATATAAAAATGCAAGCAGTAAAAGATATTCTTGATAGAGCAGGATATAAACCTACAGAAAGAATAAAGAATGAAGTAGAACCTTCTAAAAAATTTGCAGATATTTGCAAACAATTAGGTGGTGAAGGACTAAATGAATGACGAAGAAAAAGACTTTGAATTATCAGAAAAATATATTGACTTTTGCAATACAACTGAAAATGTTGATGTTGATATACTAGAAGGAACAACAGCCTCAGGAAAAACTACAATAGCAGCAGGCATTAAGTTTATGCGAAAGATATCAGCATCTAACAAAAAAGAGCATATAATTGCAGCAAGAACAACAGGTGTCGCTGAAAAAAATATAATAAATCAAGATAATGGAATATTAGATATACACAAAAATGCTATATATTGTGGAAATGGAGATAAAGACCATAAGTTCCCACATATAAAATTCGAAAATAAAATTATATATGTATTAAGTTATAAAAATAAAGACCAATGGGAGAATGCATTAGGGGGACAATATGGTTGTGTGTACATAGATGAAGGTAATATAGCTGATATAGATTTTGTTAGAGAAATCTTAACAAGAAATGATTATTTGTGCATAACATTAAATCCAGATGATCCTAATTTACCTATTTATGATGAAGTAATAAATCATGCTAGACCATATAAGAAGTATGCTAATGACGTACCAATTGAAATAATGAAAGAACTAAACAAAGTTGAGCCAAAGAAAAATTATAGATATTGGTTTTTTACTTTTTATGATAACAAAGGTTTGACAGAAGAAGAAATAGAAAAGAAAAAAACAGTTGCTCCAATAGGAACGAAACTATATAAAAACAAGATACAAGGACTAAGAGGAAAAGCAACAGGGCTATGCTTTAATTTACAACCTAAAAACATAATAACAGTAGAAGAAGCAAAACAAATGAAATTTAAGCTATTTTCTATTGGTTGTGATACATCATATTCAAAAGAAAGCCACGATAAAGTAACACTAGAAGGTATAGGAATAACAATAGATAATAAATGTGTATTATTAAAAGAAAGAACATTTAATAATAGAGATAGAACAATACCATTTGCACCAAGTGATGTAGTTCAATGGATAATACAATTTATGGAAGAGTTTAAAAATGAATGGGGATTTGCAAGAACATGTTTTATAGATAATGCAGACCAGGGAACAATAATGGAAGCAAACAAAGCAAAAAGGCAAAATGCTTTAGTATATAACTTTGAAAATGCATGGAAAAAGACAAAGATAATCACTAGAGTTCAACTACAAGAAAGTTGGTTGAATACTGGTGATTTTTTAATTGTTGAAACTTGCAAAGACTATATAGATGAATGTAATAAATATTCATTTAATGAAGATAATCAGCCAGAAGATGGCAACGACCACTCAATAAATGGTTGCCAATATGCTTGGTTACCACATAAAAAGAAAATTGGTAATTGGGAAGTAATAAAGAAATTAATTAAAGATGAGAGTGAGGAATAGAAAATGGGAAGTAAAGAATTTATAGAAAAATGTAAAGAAATAGTGAAGGAATATGCAAAAGAACATTTAGATAGAAGTGATAATATTCCAGAATTTGAAGTGTTTGATGTATGGTACTGTAAGACACTACAAAATCATAAAGCGTTACTAAGCACAACATTATTTGATGGTATGTATTACGAATTAACATATAATGGAGATAAAAAAGAATTATACTTTGATGCATATAAAAAGTTTGAAAATAAATGTATAAGAATGGAGGAAAAATAATTATGGCATTAGATAGAATTTTTAGTACACCTACAATAACAGTAGATCAAAATAAATATGACGAGTTAATTATTATAAAAGATAGATATAAACAATTAATACAAAAAGATAAAAAGGAATTATTTGATTTTGGACAAGCAATTAAATATTTAAAAGATGGAAAAAGAGTACAAAGACAAGGTTGGAATGGAAAAAATCAATATATAGAATTAGCAACTAATATTAGTTATAAAAATACTAATAATGAAACGATAAATGCAGAACATGAAGCAATAGCATTTGTAGGAACATCAGGTGTTCAATTAGGCTGGTTAGCAAGTCAGGCAGATATGCTTGCAGAAGATTGGAGATTAGTAGAGTTAGGAGAATAACATGGGAGCAGTCAACGATAAAATTAAAAATGTAATACGAAATTGGTTAGAAATACAACCAAGCGTAGGAGATACAATAACAATACAAGAAACGAATACATTTGAAGGAAACTGTTTTAGAAATTTATTATGGTATAGAGGAGACGCATCAGAATTACATCAATATTACACTCAAACAGACGACTTAATGGGAAATGCAAAATTTTGGGCAGCACAAAGTACAACAGGTATAAATTTTAGAAAAATACATACTGGATTACCTACTATGATAGTTGATATGTTAGCCGATATAACAGTTGATAGTTTCAATAAAATAAAAGTTAAAGGAAACAACGAAGCGCAAACAAATTGGGAGGAGATAGCAAAAGAAAATGACTTTAAAGAAACATTAAAACAAGCAATAATTGATGTATTTGTGCAATGCGATGGTGCATTTAAGATAAGTTATGATACAGACATAAGTAAATATCCAATAATAGAGTTTTATTCTGGACAGGATGTTGATTACGAATATACAAGAGGAAGGATAACAGGAATAAACTTTAAAAATAAATACCATAAAAAAGATGCTTGCTACACTTTTTTTGAAAAATACTCAAAAAATGGAATAAAATATGAACTATACAAAAATGACAAATTAATGGATAATTACAAAGCCATTCCAGAAACAGCAGATTTAAAAGAACCAAGAGACACAAATTTTATGTTGGCTGTACCTATGATGTTTAATAAATCAAAGAAATATAAAGGCAGAGGACAAAGTATATTAGAGAAAAAATTGGATGCGTTCGATAGTTTTGACGAAGTGTGGAGTAAATGGATAGATGCATTAAGAGATAATAGAACAATAACATATATTCCCGAAGATTTGATACCAACAAATGACAATGGAGATTTATTAAAGCCCAATACATTTGATAATAGATACGCTAAAGTAGGAAGTACAACATCGGAAACAGAAAGCAGTAAGATTACAAGAGAAAAAGGAGACTTTGACTATGAAGGAATGTTACAGTCATATATAACTGCATTAGATTTGTGTTTGCAAGGGTTAATAAGTCCATCAACATTGGGAATAGATGTAAAAAAATTAGATAATGCAGATGCCCAAAGAGAAAAAGAGAAGGCAACACAATATACAAGAGGAAAAGTAATTGACGTATTAGAAAAAGTTATTCCTAAGTTAGTTACAATATGTCTAAAAACATATGATTTAGCACAAGGAAAAACAGCAGGAGAATATGAAACAGTAGTAGATTTCAAAGAATATGCTAATCCAAGTTTTGAAGCAACAGTAGAAACAGTATCAAAAGCTAGACCAGGACAAAATGTAATGAGTATTGAAAAGACTGTAGATACAATGTATGGTGATAGCTTAACAGAAGAAGAAAAAGAAGAAGAAGTAAAAAGGTTAAAAGAAGAAGCAGGAATAATTGAAAAAGAAGAGCCTAATATAATGGAACCATTAGAGTAGGTGATTAAATGCAAAATGAATATGATATAAAAAAAGTAATGGAAGAAATTGAATTACAATTAATAGCTTCTATGAAAAGAACATTATGGAGTCATAAAGAAGATGAAAAAGCAGAAGGATTTGACTGGCCACAATGGCAAGCATTAAAAATAAAACAATTTGAAGATTACAAAAAAGCAAATAAAGAAATATTTAACAATAACACAAAAGGGTTAAATAAATATTTATATAAGCATATAAAAGAACAATTCAAAGAAGGGGCTGGAAGAACCAACAAACAAGCAATACAATCAGGGATTATAAGGAAAGAAGATTCACAATTAGGTGGATCTTTTTTTGGATTAAATCATAGGAAATTAGATGCATTAATAAAAAGTACGAAAACAGACATGAAAGATGTAAAATATGCAACTTTAAGAATGGCAAATGATCAATATAGACAAATAATATATAAAGCACAAGTATTTGCTAATACAGGAGCAGGAACAGTAAAGCAAGCAATTGATATGGCTAGTAAAGATTTTTTAACAAGAGGTTTTAATTGTATTGAATATAAAAATGGAACAAAACATAATATTGCAGATTACTGCGACATGGCTATTAGAACGGCAAATAAAAGAGCAAATTTAATGGGAGAAGGTGAAATGCGTAAGAAATTGGGCAATCCATTAGTATATGTATCTAAACATGGCGGAGCGTGTGATAAATGTACACCATGGGAAGGCAGAGTATATATAGATAATGTATGGTCTGGTGGCACAGAAAATGATGGCAAATATCCACTACTAAGTACAGCAATAGCAGGAGGCTTATTTCACCCTAGATGCCACCATGGAACAAGTACATATTATGAAGGCATAAACGAAGAACCAGAAGAAGTAATAGAAGCAAAACACAATCACAATGAAGAAGATAAATATACTCAATATTTACAACAAAGACAGAAACAATGTGAAAGATTGGCAATAGGAAGCTTATTACCTGAAAATGTATTAAAATATCAAAATAAAGCTAATGAATTGAAAATTGAAATAGAAAGTAGTAAAATAGGTCTGACAGATGATGAACAATATGCAATAAACCAATACATAAGTTCAGAAAGTTATAAAATAAATGAAATATTAAGGAATAATCTTAAACCAGATGGTATTCAAGAGCATATAATCAAACATTTAGATAAAGCATTAGATAAATGCAAAAATTATAATGGAAATATAGTTAGAGCTTTAGATATAACAGATGAGAAAAAATTAAAAAAATTTATACGTATGAATAAAATTAATAAACCAATAATGTTTAATGAATATTTATCTTTTTCAAGTAGAAACGATTACAATAAAAATGCTAATGTAATAATATATACAGCATCAAACAAAGCAAAAGATTTAAGAAACTTTAATCCAGACGAATCTGAAATATTATATCCAAGAAATAGTAGATTTATCGTTGAAAATATAAAGAAAGTAGCTGGTAAATATTATTTATTATGGAGGGAAATTTAATGAAAAATCCTAGATGGATAAATGAAATACCTAAACCAATACCAATAAATGAAAATGTTGAAATAACAGATGAGATGAAAAAAGAAGCAGAAGAGTTTTCAAAAGCAATTGAGAATGGAAAAATTAATGAATGGTTTAAAAAAAAATAAAATTTTATATTGTTCGACAAATTTCGACACAAATATATATTAAATAATGATATACTCTTTCGAAATAAATACGGAAAGGGATGAAATATTGTGGAAATTCAAATAAAAACGAAATTTTGCAAGCATTGCGGTGAAAAAATACCAGAAGATGCAATAATATGTACAAAATGTGGAAGACAAGTAGAAGAATTAAAAAGTAATAAACCAGATAATATTATAATAAATAATTCTGCTTCTTCATCTTCTTCTGCTTCAGCAAGTAGTGTTAATCAAGGACCTATTAGAAGAAAACATTCAATTTTGTTTGATATATTTATGATTTGTATAACTGGAGGACTATGGATAATTTGGATGATAGTAAGACCTAAGTATTATTAATAAAATGTAAACACTTGCAGAAATGTAGGTGTTTTTTTATATGCAAGTTTAGTGTAATGGTAGCACGACAGTCTCCAAAACTGTTTGCAATGGTTCAAATCCATTAACTTGTGCCATTTTTAAAATTAGAGCTTTAAAAAAGGCTCTTTTTTTATTGCAAAAATTATGGTCGACGGACCTTAAACGGGGGAGGTTCCAATATGGAAGACGATAAAAAACAAAATGCAGATACTCAAACTGCAACAGAGAATGCTCAAAACGAGCAAAAAACTGAAAATAAAAATGAGGGTGAGAAAGCTAAAAAACAAGTAGCTCAAAAAGGCGAAGATGGTTCAATAGTTTTCAAAAATCAAGATGAGTTAGATGGATTTATAAGAAGAATGTACGCAAAAGGCGCTGAAAAAGCAGAACAGGGTGAAACTTCTAAACAAGTTCAAGAAACTCAAAACAAGCAAGAAGACAAAGGACAAGAAGAACAAAAAGAGACTGTTCAAACAGACTATACTGACAAAATAGCACTTGCTATGGCCAAAGCTGGTGTTGATGTTAAGAAAGTTGAAAGAGCAGCAAGATTAGTTGATATGTCAAAAGTTTTAGAAAATGGAGTAATAGACACCAAAAAGCTAGAAGATGAAATCAACGCAGTAATTTCTGAATTTCCTGAGTTAAAAATAGCAAAGGAAGAAGAAAAGGAAGAAAAAGGATTTAAATTCGGAGCAACACAAAGTAACTCTGATGACAATTCAAAAAGTAAAAAGCCTGTAGCCACAAAAAGATGGAACAGGTTTAATTCATTTTAGGAGGTAATTAATTATGGCATTAAATTATGCACAGGTATGGGCTCCAGACCTATTAGAAATTATGGAGCAAGAATCTTTAACTTCACCATTTGTAACTACAGCAGTTAAATGGTTAAGTGCCAAAACATTTCATTTTACACAAATGAGTACAAGTGGTTACAAAGCACATAGTAGATTAGGTGGATGGAACAAAGGAACATTTGCACAAACTGATGTGCCTTTTACATTAACACATGATAGAGATATATCATTTTTAGTAGATAAAATAGATGTAGATGAAACAAATGAAACAGCATCTATTAAAAATATTTCAGAAGTATTCCATAAAACACAACAAATACCAGAAATGGATGCATACTTCTATTCTAAAGTTGCTACAGAAGCACAAAAATTAACAGGATATCACAGTTCAACAGCATTGTCTTCATATACAAAAGAAAATGTATATGGAAAATTAAAAGCAATGTTAAGTGCTGGAAAATTAAGAAGATATGTGGCAAAAGGTGCATTAATTGCATACGTAAATTCTACAATTATGGATTTATTAGAACAATCTACAGACTTTACAAGAAAAATAGAAATGACACAAATTGCAGAAGGTGGTATTGGCATAGAAACAAGAATTACAGATATTGATGGAGTAACACTGATAGAAGTAATTGATGATGAAAGATTCTATGATAAATTTGATTTTACTGACGGATTTGTACCTGTTGCTAGTACATCTCATAAAATTAATGTTTTAATAGCATCTCCATTAACTGTTAAGACAGTACCAAAAATTGCAAGTATTTATTACTTTAATCCAGGGCAACACACAGATGGAGATGGATACTTATATCAAGACAGAAGTTTATCTGATACATTTGTATTCCCAAACGGAAAAGACAATAAAATTGACAGTATATATGTTGATGTTGATACTGAAACATATACTGCTGAATAGGAGGTTCTAAATGGCTAAAATAAAAATAGAAAAAGATAATGCAATATTATCTATAGAAGAGGAAGAATTATTACAATATGAAGCTATGGGATTTTCTAAATTAGGAGCTACTAAAAAAGCAGATTCTAAAGATTTAGAAAAAGAACTAAAAAAATTAACAAAATCTAATGAAGAGCTAACAGCAAAGGTTGCTGAATTAGAAAAAGAAAAGGCTGAATTAACAAAATCTAATGAAGAGCTAACAGCAAAGGTTGCTGAATTAGAAAAGAAAGTAAAATAAGAGGTGTTGCAAATGATAAATGTTTATGCAACAAAAGAGGACTATTACAAATATGGCTCTAAAGTATTAGAAAGTGAAGAAACAGAAAAGTATTTAGAGTTAGCCTCAATAGATGTCAACAGGGCAACATTAACAAGAATTGAAAGAAGAGGATTTAATAATTTAACAACACAACAAAAAGATTTAATAATCAAAGCAACTTGTATACAAGCAGAATATATAAAAGAAGAAGGCATATATGATGATGATAGTATATCCAGTTATTCAATCGGAGGAGACTTAACAGTAAATGAAAAGGAATCGCAAAATATAGCAGACAAATTAAATATATCAAAATTAGCCTTTTTTTATTTGAAAAAAACAGGATTGACCAACAGAACAATATGATAAAAAAATTAAATCCAAAACACTTGAAAAGATTATTAAATAATAAATGTGATGTAATTATATATCAAGAAGGCTTATCTGAAAACGGTGAGCCTCTAACTTCTTTAAATTTAAAAAAACAAAAATGTAGATTTGTTGAAACAACAAAAATTATAATTAGTCCAGATGGAAGAAAGATTCAGCTTGTAGGGAAAGTAATATTGCTAGGAGATATAGCACCAAATATAAAGAAAATAAGTGGTGGACAAGTAATAACAAATGATATAGAGTATGAAATTTATCAAGCAAGTAGACCAAGAAATCCAGATGGAACAGTTCATCACACAACATTGGAGTTGATGTAATATGAAGATAACATTTAATAATAAAAATATAGAAAAAATAAATGAAAATGCCAGATTAGCATTAATAGATACTGCAGAGGCAATAAAGACCGATTTAATTCAGAGTCAAACTATGCCATTTGATACTGGGACAATGCAAAATGATAGTACGTTTGTCGATGATAAAAAATCAATAAGAGGTGTTGCAACAATAATTGTAGACACACCTTATGCTAGAAAAGTATATTTTGACCCGGAAATACATATAAAACAAGGTAAAAATCCAAATGCAAAACAGTATTATTTCGATGATTATTTAAATGGAAGTAAAAAGGATTTACCTTCAAAATATTTTGCAAAGTTATTAAAAAGGAGAAATGAAGGATGATATCTAAAATAAGTACATTAAAGTTAAAAGATTACTTAAAAACTGTAATACTAGAATGTAGTAAGTGGTCAATAGGCCAAATGGACGAAAACCAAGACGAAGCAATTGCTTTATATGCTAATCGTAGACAATTAGAAGATAATTCTAAATATAAAAAGTTAAAAAGTTATGGAATATTACCAATTACTTTATTATTAAAATGGACAAAAAATTATAATATGGCTGAAACGATGGCCAATAAGATTTATGAACTATTAGACTGTAGTTCTTTTTTTATTGATGATTATAATTGCTCAATTGAGTGTTTATATAATGGACCTATTGATTTAGGAGCAGATGAAAACAATGTATATAAGTTTTCAATAGAATTTAATTTATTATATAGAAAGGGTGAAAAATAATGGCAACTAAAACAGGAGTATATCCAGTATATGAAAACCAATTTCAAGTTGGTGCTAGTAAAGATTCATTAACAGATATAGCAGACATGGAAAGTTTCTCAGTCAAATTAGATAATGGAGTAGAAGAATGGAATCCATTAGACCAAAAAGGATGGGTTAGAAGATTGATGACTTCTAAATCTGTTACTATTTCAATTTCTGGAAAAAGAAATTTTGGAGATACTGGAAACGATTATGTAGCAGGATTAACACTAAAAAATGGAAGAGAAGTTGAAGGATGTTTACAATGGACATTTCCAAATGGTGCAAAATTAGTATTTGAAAATGCAATATTTAACATAACAAATTGGGGAGCTGGAAAGTCAACAGAAGTTATTCCACTAGAATTTGATGTAATGTCAAACGGAAAGCCAACTTATACAGAAGCCGCATCACAAAGTGTTGAAACAACACAAGCAGCTAAAAAATAACAGATAGGAGGTTTTATCCTCTTATCCAAATATTATTTAGGAGGGAAATTATGGATTTAAATATAATCGATAAATTAGATTGTGACAAAAAAACAATAACAATAGCAGAAAACAAGACATATGAAATAGACTGTTCTGCAGAAACAATGCTTCGCGTAGGAGAAGTATTTAAGAAAGATTCTACAATAAATGAGTTTTATACTGCAATAGAAATGCTTTTAGGAGAAATGGCTGTAAAAGAAATAAAAGAAATGAAAGTTACAGTAAAACAATTGCAAATAATTATTATTGCGATATTAGCACAAATCAATGAAATTACATATGATGAGATGGAAAAACGATTTCAAAAGCAATAGCAACAACGAATTGTGGTATGACATGGAAGAAGACTGGCCTTTAATAGAGGCTAGTTTAAATAAACAATATGGAATAAGAATCCGTAAAGAAATAAAAGATATGAATTATGCAGAGCTATGTACATTAATATCTGGCTTGATGCCAGATACTCCACTGGGGAATATAGTTCAAATTAGAAGTGAAGACGATGAAGACACTTTAAAAAACTTTACACAAGAGCAAAAAAACATCAGATGGGAATATAGAAATAAAATAGCAAAAAAGGTAAGTAAAGAAGATTACGAAAAAGCAATCCTCGAGATGCAAAAAGCCTTTAAAGAAATGGCAGGTGGTAGCAAATGAAAGAAATAAGATGTCCTTTTTGTAAGCAATTGTTGCTAAAGGCTTTTTTTTGCAAAGGAGAAATAAAATGTATGCGATGCAAAAAAATAATTTATATAGATGAAAAAGATAGAGCGAGCAACACAGTTAAAAATAACTAGTAGTTAGCCGATGCCTACTTTTACCTTTGAAAGAAAGGAGAAAAATAGGCATGAGTACAAATGTTGGAGCTGTTGATATGGAATTAGTTTTAAATTCTAATCCATTTAATCAACAGCTTAAAAACACAACAAATACAGTTAAAAATTCTGGAATTGAAGGGGCTTTAGGAAAAATTGGAAAGATTGCTGCAGTTGCATTTTCCGTAAAAGCAATTGTAAGTTTTGGGAAAGAGTGTATTGAACTAGGCTCTAATTTATCAGAAGTTCAAAATGTTGTAGATGTTACATTTGGGGATCTAAATACGCAAGTAAATGAATTTGCTCAGAATGCAATAGAACAATTCGGATTAGGACAAACAGTTACAAAGAAATATGTAGGTACTTTTGGAGCAATGTCTAAATCGTTCGGTTTTTCAAATGAGGAAGCATTAAAAATGTCTGAAACATTAACTGGATTAACTGGAGATGTTGCTTCTTTTTACAATTTAAGTTCAGATGAGTCTTATACAAAATTAAAATCAGTTTTTACTGGAGAGACTGAAAGCTTAAAGGATTTAGGTGTTGTAATGACACAAAATGCACTTGACCAATATGCTTTGGCAAATGGGTATGGAAAAACCACATCTAAAATGTCTGAGCAGGAAAAAGTGGCACTAAGATATAAATTTGTAATGGATAAACTTAGTATAGCAAGTGGAGATTTTGCAAGAACAAGTGATAGTTGGGCAAATCAAACGAGAGTGCTAAGTTTAAGATTTAATGAATTAAAAGCAAGTTTAGGACAAGGATTAATAAATATATTTACTCCTGTCATAAAAGTTATTAATTTAGTAATTTCAAAGCTTCAAATATTAGCTAATTATTTTAAATCATTTACAGAAATGATTTTTGGAAATGCAGGAGGAGATGATAGTTCAAGCTCTGTGTCAAATTTGGCAACAGAAGCAAACAATGCAAGTAATGCAGTAGATGGAATAGGCGAAAGTGCTAAAAAAACCAAAAAAGCATTGCAAGGATTACGAGGTATTGACCAAATAAACAATTTAACTCCAAGTAAAGATGATAGTAGCTCTGGAAGTGGAGCAAGTGGAGGTATAGATTCAGCGAATTTATTAGATTCTACAATGCAAAAAGCAAATACGCAAATGGGAGCTTTAGCTAATAAAGCCAAAGAACTAATAGAAATATTTAAAGAAGGATTTAACGATGCATTTGAAAATACTGGATTTGATGAAATAATAAATTCTTGCGAAAGAATTAAAACAGCTTTAATTGAAATATTTACTGATTCTGATATAAGTGAATATGCAAATGAATGGATAGATACAGTACTATATAATCTTGGAAGATTAACAGGTAGTGTTGCAAGTATTGGAGTAACAATAGCAGATAATTTATTAGGAGGAATTGCTAATTTTTTAGAGCAAAATCAGGAAGATATACAAGAACATATAATAAATATGTTTAGCATATCTTCTGCAGGTTGGGACTTAGCAGGAGATATTTTTGAAACTTTTGCTGATATTTTTGCAATTTTTAGAGGACCAGAGGCAAAACAATGCACAGCTGATATAATTGCAATTTTTACCGATGGGCTTTTTGGAATAATTGAAATTGGCGGACAAATTGGTTATGACATTTTGTATATGATAACACAGCCTTTTATAGAAAACAAAGATTTAATAAAAGAATCTTTAGAAGGAATATTGCAACCAGTTAGTTCTATTTTAGGAACTATAAAACAAGGCATACAAGATACATTTTCAAAATTCTGGGAGGTATATGATACTTATATTAGACCAGCAGTAGAAAATATCAAAGATGGGTTTTCCAGCATTTTGGAAACCTGTTTGAAAGTTTGGAACGAAAATATAAAACCAATACTTGATGAGTGGGCAAAGAAATTTGACGATTTGTGGCAGCAACATTTACAGCCAATGGTTAATAGTTTCTTAGAATTTGTTGGAAAATTGGTTAATGTTATCTCTGAATTATGGAATCAATGGCTTGTTCCAATAATAAATTGGATTGTTGAAAATGTAGTACCAGTTCTTCAGCCGATAATTCAAACTTTAGGAAATTTGATTGGTGATGTATTTGGAGTAATCAGCAGTGTTGTTGGAGGTATTTTTGAGGCATTAGGAGGACTAATAGATTTTATAGCAGGTGTATTTTCAGGAGATTGGAGCAGAGCTTGGGATGGTATTAAATCAATTTTTAGTGGAATTTGGAATGCAATTAAAGGAATTTTTGAAGGAATCTGGAATGCAATTAAAGATTTTGTAACAGGAATATTAGATACTATAAAGAATTTATTTTCAAACATTTGGAATGGAATTAAAGAGGCTGTTTCCGGGATACTTAATGGAATAAAAGAAGACATATCATTTAAGATAAATCTAATAAAGACAGTTCTTTCTAATATATTAAATAGCATAAAAGATACCTGGGGAAAAATTTGGAATGGTTTAAAAGATTCTGTTGGAAATATATGGAACGCAATAAAAGATAAAGTTGTTAATGGTGCAAAAGGAGCTTTGCAAGGAATTAAAAATGTATTTGGTTCAATTGGAAATTGGTTTTCAAGTATTTTTGGAAATGCTTGGAATAATGTTAAAAATATTTTCAGTGCGGGAGGAAAAATTTTTGATGGAATTAAAGATGGTATAGGCAATGCTTTTAAATCAATCGTAAATCGTTTAATTTCTGGAATAAATAGAGTTGTATCAATCCCATTTAATGCAATAAATTCAGCCTTAAGAACAATAAGAAATGTAAGAATAATGGATTTTCAGCCGTTTAGCTGGTTAAGTACAGTTAGTGTTCCTCAAATCCCATATTTAGCACAAGGTGGATATGTTAAAGCAAATACGCCTCAATTAGCAATGATAGGAGATAATAGACATCAAGGAGAAATAGTAGCACCAGAAGATAAAATACACTCAATCGTAGCTGACGAGTTGAAAAATTTCAAAGGTACTGATAATAGTGAAATTAGATCGGAAGAGCGTCGTG